TGTGTCGATTAGTTGAACCTTATGGTCGTACACTAACAATTGTACCTAATAAAAGTTTAGTAACACAAACAGAAGAAGATTTTCTTGCGTGTAATTTAGATACAGGAGTTTATTTTGGCGACAGAAAAGAAGTAGGCAGATATAATACAATCGCAACTTGGCAATCAATTAATGTTCTTGAGAAAAAAGATAAAGTAGAATTTAAAGAAGTAATGCAAGGAATTCAAACAATAATTGTTGACGAAGTACATATGGCAAAAGCAGATGTACTAAAAAGATTACTTACTGGACCGTTTGCAAATGCAGGTATACGTTGGGGATTAACTGGAACAGTACCTAAAGAAGATTATGAATTTTATGGAATAAAATGTTCTCTAGGAGACGTTACACACAAAATCCCTGCTAAAGAATTGCAAGACAAAGGAGTATTAGCAAAATGTCATGTTAATGTTTTACAAACACAAGACCATCCAATGTTTAAAAGTTACCCAGAAGAATTAAAATGGCTTACAACTGATGATACTAGAATAACTTGGGTAGCACAAACAATTAGTGATATTGCAAGTTCAGGTAACACACTTATATTAGTAGATAGAATTTCTGCAGGAAACTTACTTGAAAAGAAAATAAAAAATTCAGTGTTTATATCTGGAGCAACTAAAACATTAGACAGAAAAGAACATTATGATGAAGTGTCTACAGCAGAAACCAAAATTATTATTGCCACATACGGGGTCGCTAGTGTTGGTATTAATATTCCTAGGATATTCAATCTTGTTCTTATTGAACCTGGTAAATCCTTTGTACGTGTAATACAAAGCATAGGACGGGGCATTCGTAAAGCAGAAGACAAGGATCATGTACAAATTTGGGATATAACCAGTAGTTGTAAGTTCGCAAAAAGACATTTAACACAAAGAAAAAAGTTTTACAAAGAGGCAAATTATCCATATACTATAGAAAAGATAAATTATGAAAATCCTTACATTAGATAATGAAACTTATATATTAGAAAAAATTCCTGAGTGGGTGGATGAAAAATTAAGATTTGCTGTATTAGATAATAGTGATCCTGAAAATCCAGACTTCTTTTACATACCGTTAATATTCTTAGAAAGTTTTAATGCACCCGCGGCGGTTCTTGAAATCGGACCTTATAAAATTAAAATGCCTTTGGATTGGAAAATGTTAATAGGAGAACAAGGACAACCTGAGATGCACGTGCTACCTATTACAAGTTTAAATGACCGAGGGTTTGACGCATTTACATTTAATCCATTGTGTAGTCCTAAACCAGATTTTTATCCAATAGATATTGTAGACATCTACACAGAAGTCAAATGGTACTTTCCAAAAATTAAATCAGGACAATTATTGGCAGTACCTTTACAAAATGGGCCTAAACCTATATGTGCTTATTTTGTAAAAGATATTTCAAGACAATGTGAACAAATAGATTATGGAAACGTATGGTAAAAGGTACTAAAGTAAAACTTCATGCACCGTTTATGAACATTCCTGTAGGACATAAAGGGAAAGATGTAAAGGTATTAATGGATAGACATTTCATGGACGACATTATGGATTACATACAAGCTAAAAAGTTAAAACTATCCAATTGCAAAGTGAGACGATCTAATATAATATTAGAGTTTATAGACAAATTTAATGCTACAAAATTTGCATTAGGATACGCAGAAATATACCATGGCAGAGACAAACCGAAAATTTTTTGAATTAAGAAACGGATTAAAAGCCGTAGACTTTCGTAATAAAGATTATTACGATAGAATTGATGATCACGAAAAATCATTATACTCACCGTATATGTTAATGAGATATGCGTCAAGTGTATCATCAAAAGATCCATTTTATGTTGAACACTATGTTGAAATGGTTAACGAATGTGTTAATAAACATTTGTTTACTTTATCGGGCAAACATAAAAAAATATGTTGGATATTGACTTCTATGTGTGGAGCATTAAAACAACAATTTCATCCTTGGATTAAACCAATGAAACGTGTACCAAATAAATCATTAAAACAACTACAACAATTGTTTCCTACTACAAAGGAATCTGATTTAGAAACACTAGACAAAATTATTACAGATAGAGAACTAGAAGAATTACTAGAAGCACATGGAATCAGCTCTAAATAAATGTACCTATTGCAATAAAGAATTTGCAAGGGAAAGAACTTTACAAGTACATCTTTGCGAACCTAAACGTAGACACTTACAAAAAAATGAAAAATGGGTGCAAAATGCTTTCATGGTATTTCAAAGATTTTATGAAATACATCAACATAATACAAAACCAAAAACATATCAACAATTTTGTGACTCGGCTTATTATAATGCATTTGTAAAATTTGGCAGATACATTATGCATATTACGCCATTATATCCAGAAAAATATATTGACTATGTAATATTATCAAAAGTTAAACTAGATCATTGGGCTAGAGATGATTTATACGAAGCATACTTAATCCATGCTCTTAAAAGCGAACCGGTTGAAGCGGCACTACAAAGAAGTATTGCAACAATGATGGATTGGGCAGGAGAACAAAATGCACAATGGTCTGATTATTTTAGACTTGTGAATACTACTCGAGCTGTACAACATATACAGCAAGGAAAAATATCGCCATGGCTTTTACTTGGTTGCAGTGCAGGTAAAAAAATGTTAAACTTATTTACAGACGAACAATTACAAATGATACAAAGATTTATTAATCCAGAATTCTGGTCGAATAAATTTAAAAGCTATCCAGCAGATCATTTATTTGTACAAGAAACAGCTAAGGAGGCTAGAGTTGAATAAAATTGATGTAGTAGTAGGTGAAGAACTAGATTTTGAACTGGGTGACAGTGTAATTATTATTAGAGAAGATGGTACAATTAGAAAAGTTATATTACCAGAAATGGATATTGGTACTACTAAAACTGTTGGATATAAAAAAATGTTAGAAGTAATTGATATGTTAAAACCCGGAGCAAAAAAGGAGTTTGTTCAACATAATAGAAAGAAATTACATTAATGCCAGACGTAGATATAGATTTTTTTGATAGAGACGGTGTATTAAAATTATTTAAACACACACCAGCATCTATTATCAAAGACAATAAAATTGAAAAACATAAAACTGGAGTTTACTTTCACGCTATTCCAACCGATCCAATTAATGAGTATGCAAGTTTAGATTACAAAAAAGCAGAAGAAAGAGGCTACTTTAAAATAGATTGTCTTAATGTAAGCATCTACAAAAATATAAAATCTGAACAAGAACTTGTAGAACTAATGATACAAGAACCAAACTGGGATATGTTAAACGATCAAAAAATAGTTGACCAATTATTTCATTTAAATGGGCATTATAACATTATATCTAAACTTGAACCAAAAAACATTGAACAACTTGCGGCTGTACTTGCAATTATACGTCCTGCTAAACGAGGATTAATGTATAAAGATTGGGTTGATATTTTAAAGGAAGTTTGGATTAAACCAAAAGACAATTCATACTTTTTTAAAAAATCACACGCAGTTGCTTATGCTCATGCAATCGTTGTACAAATGAATTTAATTGGAAGGATACCTAAATAATGAGATTTATTCTAGGTACTATAATTGGTTCACTAATAACAACATCTGTTTTTATAGCTTACCCAATTTGGTGGGGTGATGACGATCTTTTATATGATCATGAAGTAGAACCTAGTTCAACAATAATAGAAGAGGACAAGTATGAACGACTAAAAATCGAGTTCCCTTCGATACTTATTTTCTACAACCCTACTCCTAGAGAACATAAAAAATTACATAAGTGGCTTAAAAGACATAACATTAAGCACATACATCAAAAGAATAAAATGATATCTGAGTAAAAGAGCTAAATATAGCTTTAGTGCAACGCAGGAAACATAAAAGTACTAAAAAAATCAAACCACAAACTGAAACCCTACCCTCTGAATTTACAGACGTTGAATTAGTTAGATTAATGGATCGAACTATTAAAACTAAACGTCCAGCAAAAGTACTGTGCCGCGGCACAGAAATTGACGCAGATTGGCTTTGGGATATTTTTCCAATATGGAAAAGTAACTGGCAGAAAAAAGGTTTGAAAATGAGATACAATAAAAGACAACATTGTATTTTTTTGAACTACTCTAAAG